TCATTTGCACACAAAAGTTTGATACTAGGTTGCCCAATGTTTTCTTCACATCTGACATTTTTAATTGTGATAATGATCTGAACGAGATTGCATACTTATCTACATGGTGTTCGACGATTGTAGGTAAGAACTCAGGACCTTTCATGTTTACCCATGTAAGGCAGAACATATATAATTCACGCAAGACATTTGTCGCCTTTAGTAACCATATTAGCGATTGTTATCCACATCATATAAACTATTTGCCCTGCAGATACTTTTTTAGCGATAGTCGTGATCCGCAACATGTTTACAAGGTGACCCGTTCAGCACTTACTCATAACAGAATTTTGAGCGTATAATATGATTGATGTTGTAATTCCCACAATGTGGCGCGATAAAAACTTTTTGCCTGCATTGCAAAAGTATTGTGAGTATGATAAGATTCAAAAAATCTATCTGATTGATAACGACTATATCATGCGACCCAAGCAGTTTGTGCATCATGAAAAGATAGAGATCATCAACTATGGCAAAAACATCTACGTAAATCCTGCATGGAATGAAGGTTACTATCGTTCCACGGCAAATGTTATTTGCTTATTGAATGATGATGTTTTTGTTGAATCGCAAGTGTTTGAGTTTGTAAACTCACTTGACTTTACTGATATTGATATTATCGGTGTACATTTGAAAGGTAGCGTAGACAACTTTCATATCGTTGAACATCCTGATAGAAAAGAAGAATTGATTCGGTTGAATGTCAATAAGACACAACCTATTGGTGGACAAAGTTACGCCTTCGGGGTGTGCATGTTTATGAAGCGTTCTTCTTATCGTGTCATTCCAAGTTTGTATCAAGTATGGTTTGGTGATGACTATCTGATACAAAGATGCAAGAATATATACACATTGAAAACCAGCAAAATCTATGGTGAGATATCAAGAACAATTGTCTCCGAAGATATAAAAACTGAGATTCAAAAACGAATTGACCTGGACGCAAAAAACGTCTACAAGCATAATCACTTTCTCAATGGCAAGAATTGGGACATTATTAAACATACTGTGGGAAGATCATGAAATATAGTATTTTTCATTTGCAAGGCGGTATTGGTAAGCATGTAGCAGCAACCGCTGTTGCTCGAACAATCAAGAATAATAACTTAGACAGAAAGCTAATCGTTGTTTGTGCCTATCCGGACATTTTCGTTAATCTAAACTTTGTGGATCGAGTTTACACTTTAGGTAACACACAATACTTCTATCAAAATTATGTTCAAGGTAAGGATTCGATTCTGTTTCACCATGAACCATACTACACAACCAATCACATTCACAAGAAGAAGCGATTGATCGAGAACTGGTGTGAAATGTATGGGTTGAAATACAATGGCGAAAAACCTTCGATCAAGTTCAATAAGTTGCAATTTGATGTGTCAAAAGATTTCTGGCGTCGCGGCAAACCTTACATGGTGATTCATACTAATGGCGGCATGATGACAACTGATGCCAAACCTTATGCTTGGACACGAGATATGCCTTTCGATCTGGCACAAGAATTAGTTGATTACTACAAGAAAGATTATCACATCTACCAAGTCACAAAGCTAAACTCTCCCAAACTAAATGGCGCTGAACATATCTTTGCCACACCCGAGAAGTCATTGAGTTTGATGGAGTTCTTTAGTTTGTTATTGCATTCGAAAAAACGCATTCTAATTGATTCAAGTTTGCAGCATGCGGCAGCAGCTTTAGGAAAGCCATCTACTGTTGTGTGGAATGGCACATCACCTAAAGTATTCGGATACGATATGCATGACAATATTACAACAGAGATTCCGTATGATTTCAAACTGCCAGGAAGTTACTTGTTTGACTTTGACTTCAATGGCAATGAAGTTGAATACCCTTTCACAGAAGAAACAAAATTATTCGATATAAATAAAATTATTGAATCTGTGAATAAACAGTAATGGAGAAACTATGAAAGAGATGATCAAAGAACTCATTCGCGAAGAAATGATGCGTGCCAATTCAAGACGACATTACTTCATGTCCGGATTGCCTCGAGCAGGAAGTACACTACTATCTTCGATTCTAAACCAGAATCCGCAGTTTTATTCGGGTCCTAGCAGTCCTGTTGTCCCGACGATGCTGGCGATTGAAAACTCATTGAGCAATGACGAGTTATTCCTTGCATTCCCTAAACCTCCGCAAGGTGCTAAGATCATTGCGTCTGTTCTTGAAAACTACTACTCGGATGTAGAGAAACCTGTGATCTTCGATAAGAATCGTTCATGGGTTAATCGTTTGCATTATATTCCCGGATACTTTGGAATTCAAGAGCCGAAAGTATTGTGTCCTGTCAGAAACGTTGATGAGATCCTTGCGTCATTCATTGCAATGCAGCGCAGGAATACATACAATCCTGACAATACCAAGATTAACTTCCTTGACGAGATGTTGATTAAATCCAACATTCCCCTGACAGATGACAATCGTTGTGAGTTTCTTGCCAGTCCTATGGGAATCCTAGGTCAAAGTTACAATGGCATTAAGCAAGCCCTCATGGAAGGTAGGCAAAAGTCATTGCACTTTGTTGAATATGATGATCTAATCAATAATCCCGTAGATACGATGCGAAAGATTTATGATTTTCTTGGAGAAGAATACTTTCAACACGACTTCTCAAAGATTGAAAACATTCATCGGGAACGTGATGCAGAAGTTTATGGTATGGCAGACATGCATGATGTTCGTGAGTCATTGGGTAGGCGAGGCATCGATCCGCGTGATTACTTGTCAGAAGCTACTCTGGCGAAATGTAAGGATGCAGAATTCTGGCGTAATATCAACGAAGGATATGATGCAGAGGATTTTTCGCCAGATGCAGAAGAAGTTAAAACAACCGACGAACCAGCTAGTTTAATAGGAGCTTAAAATGGCAGAACAAGAACTAACCCCCCAACAAAGAGTCGATGGCACGGTACGCGCAGCGCGTGATAGCGTATGGGTGATCAACGATGAAATTCAAAAGAAAGCAGATCGCGGCACGCTAACTGCAGAAGGTCGTGGTAATATCGAGCGCAATGTTGCTCACCTTGAGATTGTTATGGGTGACCCTCAGATCGTTGAACTGGGTGGCGATCTATCTGATCTTACTGCCGCAATCACTAACGGAAAAGCAGCGCTAGAGTAACATATTCAGTCCTTATAAATATTAAAAGAAACTTATAAGGACTGTTATGGCTTCTGTTACTACACGCCAACAACTGATTGATTATTGCCTACGTAGATTAGGACATCCGGTTATTGAGATCAACGTCGATGACGATCAGGTAGAAGATCGCATCGACGATGCTTTTCAATTTTATCGTGAGTATCATTATGATGCAGTCGAAGAAGTTTATCTAAAAGCTCAAGTCACTGCATCAAATATTGTTTTGACCACATCAACCGCAAATACTTTTGGGGTGGGAGAGGTCCTCACGGGTCAAACAAGCGGTGTTGTAAGTACAGTTCAATCAAACAATAATGGCAATGTTATCTTTGCGTTCAAGACAACAGAAGATAAGTCATTCGTTGCCGGAGAAACGATCACTGCTTCAGGCGGCAACAGCGCTGTTGTAGCATCCTTCACAAAGGGATCGTTCGATAACAAATACTTTGACATTTCTGATGCGGTAGCAGGTATCAAGAACGTCCTTCCCTTCTTTGATCGCACCTCAGGTATCAATCTTTTCGACATTCGATACCAAATGTTGGTGCAGGATCTTTACAATCTAATGTCAGTCGATATGATTCACTATAACATGGTTCAGAATCATCTGCGACTTATCAATGACCTTCTTGTTGGTCAAAAACCATTCCGTTTCAATCGACACATGAATCGACTTTATGTTGACATGGATTGGGAACGTGATGCGGGTATAAATGATTACTTAATCGTAAACTGTTATCGTATTCTAGATCCCGCAACCTACACAGATGTTTATGATGATATGTTTCTAAAGAGGTATGCAACGTCATTGATTAAGCGTCAGTGGGGTGAAAACTTGAAGAAATTTAGCGGAGTTCAATTGCCTGGCGGTGTTACGCTGAATGGGCAACCGATTTACGAAGAAGCATTACAGGAAATCCAACAAATCGAAGAAGAAATGCAATCGCGATTTGAACTACCACCAATGTTTATCACTGGTTAAGATATTGATTAGTCATTCTTCATTCGCAACAAAGCAATTGTACACCCATGTCAATCAATAATCAATACAAATAGTAAAATGCCCACAAATTTTTATTTTCAGAGTGGTATTCCGATGGGGAAGCGTTCAGAATCGCTTCTTCACGAGGATCTTATCATCGAATGTCTAAAGATTTATGGGTTTGATTGCTTTTACATTCCTCGAGTTGCAGTCAATCGTGACATCATACTGAACGAAGATCCAATTAATAAGTATGAAGATGCGTTTCCTCTCGAGGCATACCTGGAAAACACAACAGGTTTCGGTGGTGATCAGCTTTTGACTAAGTTTGGATTGGAGATTCAAAACACAGCGACTTTTATTGTCGCTCGTAGACGATGGGAAGAGGCTGTTGGAAGAAAGAAGGCAAGTGTTCTTGTAGAAAGACCTGCAGAAGGCGACTTGCTTTACTTCCCTTTGACAAAATCTTTCTTTGAAATTCAGTTTGTGCAAACACAAGATCCGTTCTTTCAAGTCGGAAAACTTTACGTTTACAAGTTAGAGTGTGAATTGTTCCGTTATAGTCACGAAGATGTCAACACTGAAGTTCGTGAAATTGATGAGATTATAGATAAACGAGATCAAAACTTGCTTACATTTGATTTGCAACTACAGGATGGCACATATTTGACTTATGAAAACAGTGATAGTGGTTTAACATTTGAGAACTATGATATCAATACAAAAGATCCTATCGCACAAAACGATGATTTTGATGTAGGCATATCTGATATTCTCGACTTTACAGAAAAAAATCCTTTTGGCGAAGTGTTTAATCGATAATGTTAACAGACGGAAGTTACTACTGGGGTACGATTCGAAAGAGTATCATCGCTTTCGGCAATATGTTCAATAACATCGAGATTGAACGTAAGAATGCTTCAGGCAATGTTGTGCATTCAATCAAAGTTCCTCTGGCTTATGCACCTCGTCAAAAGTTTCTGGCACGTATTGACCAAGCACCCGATTCAGACAGCAGAAATGTACAGATTACACTGCAGCGCATGTCATTTGAGATTGTTAAGGTCAGTTATGATCCCACAAGAAAACTTGCCAGCACACAAAAAAATAGAACAGTCACTGTTTCAAATAACATAGTAACTTCTCAGTTTGTGCCGGTGCCTTACAACATTCAACTAAACTTGTATGTGTATGTAAAGAACAGCGATGACGGATTGCAAATCATCGAACAGATACTTCCATACTTTAATCCGGATTATAATCTGACAATAAAAGCAGTTCCGGATATGAATATCAATCATGATATTCCGATTGTTTTAGATAACATTGACTTCTCTGATTCTTATGATGGCAGTTTCAATGATCGTAGAGCAATCATTTGGACATTATCTTTTACTCTTAAAACAAACTTCTTTGGACCCACTTCGAAGCAAGGTGTTATTCGTCGTACTCAAACATCTGTTTATTCAGATCCTACGATGGGCAATTTGATTGGAACAGTTACTGTTACAACTTCTCCCGCTAACGCTCAACCTGCAAATGTGATTACATATGTAGAAACATTTGAAGGATTTGATTGATGGAAAAGTTAAACGAAATCTTCAACATTGAAGAACACAAGAAAG